GTAGACTCTTGGACAGAAAAAGAAGATTTGCTTGCGTTGTTGCGATTTTGGATTCGTTGCGCTGTCTTTTGGTTCACGAATCGTGCGCCTCTGGACGCGTTGCAGGAAGCACATGATGAGACGAGGTTGCTGCGATCGTATGGGTCGCCTCCTCGGTCAAGCTCTACGAGATGGTCGCATTGTGTGGCCTTGGTGCGCTTGCCCTTGAGTCTGCACCAGTGGCACTCGGGATCTTCCTCGAGTGTAAGCCGGCGCACTTCCTTCCATTGCTTGGTGTTGTAGATCGGGTTACCTGCCATGGATCTCCATCCCGATGGTGCATCCGCACTTCTCTAGGTCTAAGCCTTTGATGATCTTCCAGCCTGTGTCTCGGCATTGTCCACAGGGCGTGTGGTTTGCTACTTGAGTACGCGTAGGGACTATCTCATAGTCTTTGTTTATCAGTTCTTGATATACATCGGTATTATCCCCATCAGGATTATCCCCACGAGGTGTGACCTGCGCTGATGTGTTTCGCACACCTTTATTCACAGCCTGTGGGGTGTCGAATACGAGTGTGTCGTACTGCCATTTACCCTGTTCGTCTTGATACCTTCGGCGCTTGATATAGCCAACGCACTCCAGCTCGGACATTGCTGTACGGATAGCATCTATCCCTTCCTTCTTAACTGTCGCGAGGTGTCGTGTGGAGGTTCTCCAGTTGTCAGGCTTGGACAGGACATAGATCAGGACGGCTGTGGCCTTGAAGGTGAGACGCGAGTCTTCAATGATCTCGTTACGGATCTGAGTCCAGTTTGACTCTGGTCTGGGCGCTCTGTAGATGCTCATACAATGTCTTCCAGTTTGACGCGCTTACCTTGACGATACGACTGATAGCCGGCGACCGTACCGTCCACGATGACCTTCACATATCGGTCTAGGTGCTGGTCTTGGTTGAGCATCGTCATCACGATGTGAGGGTTGGTGTGCAGCTCTCGCGCTTGTTTCTCGGTGAGCACTCGGGCCGAACCGACTCGATACATACAGATGACCTGATACTGGATCATTTGCCGAGCCTCGTCCAGTGACCGTCAATCAAAGTCTCGGCGAACATCACACTCTTAGAGCGAGCTTGAATGAAAATGCCGTCAATGGTCAGATATTCGCATTCACTGCCAGCGGTACGAATGGCGAAGATGTGAAGCCAATGGCGATTATTGTGATCGTCTCCAGCTTGGAAAAGGACTCGAATCGGTCGGACAGGTTGCATCCATTCGGAGATTGGGCGTTCGTCGGGGTTCATTGTGTTGATTCTTTCTCTTGTAGGGATTTGAAATGTTTGAGTGCTGCACTTGGTGGAGCGAGCTGTGAGATTGGCAGGTCGTAGCAGTCCTGCAGAAAATAGCGTCCACTTGGGACATGGTTGCCGTCCGCGTGATGGCGCATCATCTGATCACCTTCACGATGCAATGTCGCCATCCTGAAAAACTTGTCCCAAGAACATCCACCAAGAAGCCAGACGGCCTCAGGTGTGCCGGCGACATATTGAAGATGCGTGAAGAACATGAAGTCAGATTTTTCGGTGTGTTTGCTCATTGACGCGAAGTTGACGCGGTAATGCATCTCTGGTGATGTGCTGACCTTTTGTACTTTGACTTCTATCGTGTGGCCTGAGTGAAGTCGAATGTCGCTTTTGTTGTTTTGATGTTTGTACGCGAGGAGGTCGTTGTTCCAGCAGTAGTCGATCACAGCGATCTCACCGATCGCACCAAGAAGCGGATCTTCATCCTTGAAACTTGGTCGCTTCTTCATACCGTTCTGATTGATGCCGTCAAGAAGTTCGTTTGCTTCAACGATGAGACGCTCGGTCACTTGGACTCGAATCATCAGAAGGCTTCCCCGTTCGCGTTCACTTGAGCTTCTTTGAGTGACTCAATGAGAGCTGAGGCTTCTCGCTTTGTCGCCGGCACAGTGTCGGTATGACCGAGGGCTTTGAGGAGACGGAGCTGCGCTTCCGAAGGCTTGTCAGTAGAGAACGACTTCGGTTTCTCTTCGGTCTGACGATTCACCACTTCCTCCAATGAGGCCATCTTCGGGAACGACATCATCAGCCCAGCGAGCCTTCCGAGACAACTCGTGGACGCGTTCATCTGCTCGCTATCACGAGTAAACGAGGTCTTGCCGGGGAAAGGCTCAAAGCAGGTCGCCTGACAAGGGATCGGATCGTCAGGAGTACGCCAAGCCTGCATCGTGACACTAATGAAAGTCTTGTCACCGATCGTCACGATCTCTGGACGATGCTCCTTAATGCGAAGCTCGGGCCACTTCGCGAGAAGAGCTGCGAAGCGTGTCGGGACATCCACATAGTCACTGAGGTTCATACTTGGTCGCCTCCTCGAATCTGTTGATCGTTGAGGTCAATGATCCGAAAGGATCGCTCTCAGGCTTGTAGAAGCCGATCAGTTCGTCGTACAGATCTGATGCCATACCTTGCCACCAGAGGATTCTCTTGTCTCTCAGCTTCAGACGGAGCTCTAGATCGGCGATGTGCTTTTCCAGTTCCCTAATCGTCTGAGCCATACCGTCGGGGTTACTCATTGGATTTCCTTCCTAGTTGGATAATCCGAACACTACAGGACGGGTCTGTCAGAGATGAGCATTGCCCTCCGCTGGTTCTCTGAAGTGCCTCCCCAGATACCGGGCAGAGCTCGCGGCTCAAAGGTGAGCGCATAGTTGAGACAGTCCTGAATCACTGGACAGTCTTGACAGACGGCGACGGCCTGACGAAGTTGATGCCAAGCGTTCGGGCCTTGCTCAGGGAAGAACCAGTCCACAGGGAGATCACGACAAGCCGCGTCTAGTTGCCAATCTGGGCGACTCAGCATGGCAAGCTCCAAGGTTGCCATCCACACTTCCCAGCTTCTTCGCGACTGTTCCACAGTAAGAACGCGAAGCGAAGATTCGAGGAAGGGATCGCCATGTCATCAAGCGTCCAGCCCATCTCGGAGAGCCATTCTTCGTGGATCTGGTTGATCTGAGTCAGGCCGTAGTCATGACCATTGAACCATTCGGAGTCCGCTGAGATCGCCTGACAGCGCGATTCTTTCCACATGACCTGACCGAGCCTCTGCAGCACTTCGGTCTTGTTAGGCCAGCCCATCTCTACGGCGAGCGGTAGCCATTCTTGACACTTAGTGTCGGGATCTATCTGGGCGAGCTGTACGAGCGTCGTAGTGGTCTCTACGGGCTCGTCATAGATACTCGCGTTCTCTTCTGCCATCTGCTGGAGGATCTCGGCTTCACGATCGGCTTCTTGCTCTTGAGTTAACGGCACGATCTGAACGGTCTGAGGGACTCGGACGGTCGGCTCGGGCGGTGACTCTCCTCCTGATCCGAAGATCAAGACAAGACTGAAATAACCTGCAGCGACAAACGCTAGGAACTTGAACGGATTCATTATGTGCCTCCAGTGTCGGGGCTCAGCTGGTGCTGTGCTCTCTTGGCTCAATCAGTTGACCGAACCAGTGACCAGATGTCAAGTCATTGAGCGAAGATTCGAGCGAACGCTTCCTCTACGAGCTTCGGATTATCCGCCATCAGTGGCGAGATCTCAACATGAGTCCAGTCAGCTCCGGGCGTTCCTCCGTTGCGTGTGGCAGTCCAAGCCTTCCAAGCGTCACGATCACATCGGTAGCCTGCTCCCCACTTTGTGAGACCTGTGAGAGGGCATCCAGTGCCGTCGTAGGCGTGAATCTCTTCAATGTTCAGATCTACACGATGAGTGAACAAGAACTCCACAAGAGCTTTCCGTTGAGCTTTCGTACCCTTGAGGTCAGTCGCTCGCCATGTCGCGTGTACTGACAGCGATGACCCTGATCGCATTGGACGATTCGCATAGATGCCGATGTTCTTCACGCCGAAGAGGAACTCACAGAACTCCACGAATCGCTTTGTGCCGGCGCGTGGTGTGGGATGGTTGCCTTCTTTGTTGCCTGTGTACGGTCTAGGGCTCATCGTGTTTTTCCTTGTCTTTGAGGCCATTAGAGGCGAGGATTCCTGAGAGTGCTCCGGTGAGGAACAACATCATCGGTGAAAGTAGTGACCATGCGCTCTCGTCATTGGGCGAAACTTTGTCGATCGGCTGTACGACGAATAAAAGTCCGTAGATCAGTGAAGCGGTGCTTAGGACAAAAGTGAGCGAGAGCGTGATGCCGACGATGAGGATGAGTCGGGCCTTGATCTCGGAGTTTGTGTATTTCTTCATTGGTCGCACCTTGTGGCTGTTGGTTTAGTTTCGCAGGTGTGTCGAGTGCGGTCGCTACACCCAGTCACGACAAACATCAGGACGACGGCGAGAGCTGCGATCACGGCAAGAGTTTTCATGGTGTATCGGGGAAGTCGGCTTCAGGTCCTGCGGTCCATGTGGCTGGGAAGTCTCGTAGTGCTTGGCGGTATGTCGCCCATGCTTCACGGTCTACGGTTGCGTCTGGTAATTGTGTCCAGTCGGATTCGGCAAGTAGGCGGTCACGGTGGTGGCGCATCATTGTTTCGTTGTCTACTAAATCGTTTTTAACTTGAATAATCATGGCTTACCTAAGTCCTCAATCCAAAACTGACGCAAAAGTGTTGCATTACCAAAATCTTGCACTGAAGTATTGGCACTGAACGCAGCGATTCTTACAGTCCAAGTAATTGAAGCGGACGCTGTAGCCAAATAAAGAAAACTGGTGTTATGACTTGGTGCGAAAATTGTTGACATTGAGCCACTAAAAATGTTGAATTGTTTAACTTCAACCCCAGCCCTAAACAATGACATAGTGATTGATTGTTGACCACCGATTGGGTATGGGTATCCGCTGTAGTTGATTCGATACAAACGACCATTTACCTCGTTGATTGTTAGCGTTGCACCGTTTGCTTGCAGTGTCGTGTGGGGTGCAACAGTCGTGAAAGCGGTGTTGATTGACTGTCGGGCAACCACGCCAAACGGAAGTGAATTAACCTGTTCCGCTGTCAGAACAGCACCAGCCGAAAAGGTTGTGTTAGGTGTAGCCATGATTCTCCTTTACCAGCCGAGTCGACTGGTGTCTAGTATTCCGTTGACTGAGTCGTCAAGTATGAACGCACTCCAGTTATACCAAGGCTTTGTCCTGAATGTGACGATCATGTCCTCGGGTGTGCCTGAGATAGTTCGGCCTGTGATCACATTCTGAGTCGTCACTGTTGTCGCTGTGCCGACGGGCTTGTACTTAAGCTCTAAGCGTTCCCAGATACCGGTCAACATGTCAATCATTTTGAAGAAAGTCTCTTTTTGAGTCCAGTTAGTCAACGGCTTAATCTGTGACAGTTTGACCGTCAAAGCTGTTGGCACATACTCGAGCGTGTTGTATCGGTTGCCGAGTGCCGATGTGAGGTAGGTCTGCCCTGAGGTAATCAAAAAGACTTGAGGCCATGCAATAACTTTTGTGCCGTAGGTCGTGGTGCTTGCGCCGTTTGTGGCAAAAGTGACTCCACCGCTTGTGGCTGTTGTTTGTGCTCCTGTAGCGAAGTCGGCTCTGTTGTATGACGCGCTCAAAGTTTGAAAAACGATAGATGTCCCTGTGGAAGCAATATCGGAGCCGTAAACGGGATACGGGCCGTTCCGATCAAACTTGCTCCGTAGTGGCGTGTAGTAGAGAACGATTGACTGGTAAGTCGTGGCAGACCCAGCAAGTGTTGAGTAAACGGGCCACGAGATCGCTGCAGAGGATGGAAGATGTCGAGTGCTGATGAGGTCTGACACTCCGCCGGCGGTCGGTGTCCCTGAGACTGTTTCAACTGTTCCGTCGTTGTCACCTAGTGACTCAAAGATTCCTGTTGCTGTTCCGCCCAATGTTGGAAACTGAACATTTGTCAGCACTTGAGCAATCTTGGTGGGCATTGTTTCAAGTGATGTAATTCCGACGATATCGGTGCGTGTTGGTGATGAAAAAGTGAACGCGTCAACACATGAGAAGGATGCTTTTGAGTCCTTGTATCCGGAGTCAATGGTGAAGTCGGTACAGATGCCCTCAAACAGGTAGTAGTCCAGAACTGTTCCGTCGTCGTATGTGAAGGTGAGGAGGAACTTTGCCCCGAACCAGTTAGTCGTTGAGAAAGTTCCTCCGCCGTTTGGGGTGAACTCATTGAGGAAGTTCTTCATTGTGAACGAAGCGGTCGCTGTCCCCATTGTGAAGATTCCAGCGTCCAGATCTGTCGTGTATGACAACATGTAGGAGCTGAGGTCTACTGTGCTACCTGTCGCCAATTTGACCGACAAGGTCGTCGTGTAGGTGATTGGGCCTGCCATGTCAGCCTCGAAACGCGGTCGGGTTTACCGTGATCGGTAGAGCTCCACGATCGCGGATGTACTGCTGGAGAGCTGCGACGACAGCGTTCGGGTCGGCGCTTGACACATTGATCGTTATACCGCTTCCGCCACCTGCTCCCATACTGCCGAGCTTTGACAACGGGATCACTGCTTCGGGTTCACGGCCTTCGCCGATCATGGCGATCGTCGGACTGGTGACGATTCCGCCTTCGGCTAGTCGAGGCAGTTTCACATCTGGGATTGTTCCGAAGTTGACCCATGGCCCGGCTGCTTTGTCAATGCCGTCAAGGATGATGTTCAGTCCTTTGATGGCAAAGTTCAAGCCTTTTTCCATTGCTGAGATGACTGCGTTGATGACTCCTTTGAACGCTCCGCCTACTCCGTCAAAGATTGCAACGGCTAGATCTTTGAGTTCGCCGAATCCTGCTTTGATTGAGCCGAACACGAACTTGACGACATCCCACCAGATCAAGAAGCCAGCTTTGATTCCGTCTATCGCTTTCCCGAAGATGTTGAATTTGACCTGTAGCGCGACAAGTGCAGCGATGATCGCAAGGATCACGACTGCACCTGTGGCGACCCATAGCGCCGAGAATGATGCTGTGAGAGCTGTGTTAAGTGCTGTGGTCAATGCTTGGATCGTGTTGTATACCGCGAGAGCTGCGTTCGTGGCGATGATCGCTGTCGCGATTCCTGCGATGACCAGACCGAGAGTGACAATCAAGCCTTTGTTCTCGGATGCCCATGTTGAGAACTTGAGGAGTGCTGGGATCAGTTTCTCGGCGAGTGGCATGACGGCCTGACCGATGGACTCCTTGAGTTCGCCCATCTGTATCCCGAGGTTCTTCATCTTGCCTTGAGTCGTGTTCGCTGCGGTAGATGCCTGTCCCTTGAATGTTTCTCCGAGAGCTGCAAAAACTTCGTCGGTGGTCGCTCCGCTTTTGATGAGATCGGCTAGTGCTGGATCTAGTTTCTTGAGTGGGCCGAGATTCCCATTGAATGCCTTACTCAACGCGTCGGAAACTGCCCCCAAGTCTTTCCCAGTTCCCGCGGACACATTGAGGGCGAGACCTAGGAGGTCTTGAGCTTTGGTGACATCTCCAGTTCCTCGGACGAGTGAGTCGAGTGCTGGTCGGAGTTCGTCGTCTGCGACTGCTGCAGCTATTGAAGTTTTGGAGATGAAGTCTTCAACGGACTTGACCTGAGCGTCTGATGCTCCGGTGACATTGCCGAGAGTCGTAGCGAGTTTTTGTGCTGCAGCGTCATCTTCGGCGAACGCTTTCACAGCATCAAAAGCGACAGCGCCAAGAGCTGCGATCGCGAGGCCTGCAGGAACTGCAGCCTTCTTGATAGCGAACGCTGCTTTCTGTCCGTTGGTCTCAAGCTTCTTGAAGTCGTTGATGGCCTTGTCAATGCCGGCAGGATTCCATTCAGAAATGATGGGGAGGTTAATTGCCATTAGCGCTTCACGATCCTCTTGTTTGCGTCGTTCATGACTTCTTGAACAATGCGATCAACGCGTTGAGTGATCTCGTCCAGATAATCGTCGGAGCGCGCCCACATGAAGCGTGACGGGCCTCCGAGTCGACTGCTGAGAACATCAGCGAAGTTAGGACGGGCTCGAAGTGGGTTCTTGTTGCGTGTCTGATTCGGGCCTCGTCCTGCCATGTCTGTCATGGAAAGAGCTGCGCCCTTAGCGGTGATCTTGACCGTGCCGACAGACTCAAATTGTGCGCCTGCGCTGAGGTTGCGTTTGCGCGCTTTACGCGTGTCCACTTTGACGACAATGTTCTTCTGTTCGTTCTTCCAAGAAGTACGCGAGTAGCCCTTCTGCCCTGACAGCGGAGGAGTGGAAGGTATGGAGTCTTTGATGGCAGATACCAAAGGCTCTACCGCGCTCTTGATGTCTTTAGTAATCTGCCGACGAAGCGCGGGATCTATCTTGCCGATCTCACGGAGAGCCTGCTTCAGTCCGTCATATTCAATTCCGACTGATGCTGCCATTTTGCTTTCGTCTCTGCTCGTTGATGATCTGGACACAAGTTGCCAGATCGTCTGTCTCAAATGTGATGGTCGGAGGCCAGTACCCAGTCTCAACTAGCAGAGCTGCTAGTTGTCGCCGGAAGCCTCCTGTGTAGGGACTGCGTTTGCAGTCTCCACGACTTCTAGATCTTCTAATTTTGCGATGAACGCATCGAATGAGATCGGGACTGGATGACCTTGTTGCTTACTGGCTTCGTAGGCCATGAAGGCTAGATCTTCCATGCCGATCCCAGTTCCGAGGTCTGAGGCTCGTCGCTTGAACTTACGCTCCCACGAAATAATTACGAAGAGGTTCGTGACTACTTGGTAGGTCTCGCCGTCGGTGAGCTTGACACTGAGTGTGAGTTTCATTGGTTCTCCTAGTCGGGTTCGGATTATTTGTTATCAGGGGGTGACATCTCGGGCGTAAGTTCCGCCCATGAAGGTGGCCTCAACTACTGAGAGCTCGCCTACTGTTGCCGAGATTGGAGTCACGGTCTCCAAGTAGCATCCTGTCAAGGTGTACTCGGGATTCGATGCGGTCTCGCTTGTCCCAGACGGGCTGATCACGATCGTGCAAGTCGTGCCGAACAAGGTGTTCAGCATGGTCTCAACTTCGCCAGTTCCGTAACCTTGGAAGAAGGTGATCGTGAGCTCATTGCTGAAGAGGCCAGCGGTGAAGGTGCGTGAGGTTTGACCGAAGGCTGTGTTCTCGAGCGCTTCTGCCGTGAGCGTTAAGGTCGCAGCTGAGGCGTGTTCCGTCAACGACATGGCTGACGGTGCGGTGACATTGATGGTCGGGTTGCTGAGGTAGGTGACTGTTGCGGTCATTGTTTTGTCCTTTATACGCGGCTTGTGCCGATTCTAATTGTGAGGTCGTAAGCAGGTAACTCAGCCGAGCCGATCTGTGCGATCGTTGGACGGCCTGAGACAACTGCGAGAGATGAGTTCATGAGCGTGTCAACGACTCCGAGTATGTAGTCCGTTGTGTCTTGGTTGCCGGGTGGCGCGCCCAAGACTCGGAGGTCAATCGTGATGTCCGCTGTCTGATTGTTGAACGAAGTGAATGTAGGCAACTCAATGAACACCACCAGAGGGCGAGCGTTGCGTGGATCGGTAACAGGAACAAGTCCAAGAGCTGTGATCGTCGCTGAGACAGCGTTGATCGTGTCTGTAAAAATGCCAGCCATCTCATGCCACTTGCGATCGCTTGATACCGAGGAGCTGGTTGATTCGACCCATTGAAGCGACTGGTGCTGCAATGTTCATGTCTTGGAAACTGTTGAAGGAGTCCACACTTCCGCGTTCTCTGTACAACGAGGCCGCCATGAGCACGACTCCAGCTTTGACTGCAGCATCGGGGACGGTCGTGAGACTGTCATGGTAGCCGGCCTGAACTCTTCGCTTAAATGACCATGCATTCGAAGCGTTAACTGATGAGGTCATGAAGGCTGTGTCATTGGCGGTCGCTCCGCTAATTCCGAGAAACTCGGTGAGATCGCTGACTGTGATCCATGTGCAGGTTTGAGTCCAGACGAGCGAGCCGACTGGATCAGCTGCAGATCGTGGAAGGTCGTCGCCAACATCGTTGAAGAGCAACTGGTTCGGAATGATGACATCCGAGTCGAAGATGTAGTCGCCTTCTTCGTCAACATCAACCAAGTAGTAGGTCGGTACAGCGAACACGATGTGTGTGCCGTTGAGACCATGTCCAAGGCCTGAGAGTGTGATTGATTGTCCGACAGCGATGTCGGTGTTTTCAAGAGTCTGAACGACGGCGACATTTGACAGACGCTGGTGGTGCGTAACTGTAAAGGTTGCCATCGTTCAGATCTCTCTCTTCGTCAATCGGATTAGGCGCGCTTGACGAACTTCGTCGCGTCCATCATTACGGAGGAAAAGTACCCTCTGAACTTTATTACCCGACCCAGTGCGCCGTCACTCAGATCCACGGAAACAGCTCCGCGCTGCTGCTCCCAACACTCGAAGCCAGTGCTATCACCGACATACAGGTTCTTTCCGCCTGCAGCGACCAAGTTACGGTCAACCACGAGCGACAAGCCGAAAGCGTTGCCGTTAAAGGTTGAGGCCGATGCGCCGGTGCCGACTGCGTTCTGTGGGCCGACATTCGGGAACAACGGACGACCAGCATCGTCCACAAGTGCTCCGAGTGATGCGTAGTACGCAGGTGACATGACGAGCACATTTGGCAGGTTGCCGTTCGAGTTGGTCAAGATTTGCTCTGCTGAGTTGTAGATGAACGAAACCCAGTCGGCAGGTGTTGATCCTGAGGTCAATGCTTCAGTCTGGGTGACTCCTGCTTCAAATGTTGCACAAGCTGCAACATCGGTTGCGTTTGCGTAGATGCGTGCCATGTCGTCAATCAATGCACCAAGAACTTCGGGCGAGGTGAAGTCCATTGATTCTTCGGAGATGTTGACATATCCGCCGTACAAGGCCTTGGTGATCTGGATGTCGTCCACGACGAAAGTGCCTTGATCGAGTGCGACGAGTTCGCCGTTACTTGCACCGATCGTCGTGTGCGTGGTGACCTTCGGACGGATGAACACCTTGCCCGATGCGGGCATCTGACGGACTCCCATAGCAGTGATCAATGGGCGATAATTCGCTACAAACGAGTTATAGATCGGCGAGATGATCGGAACTGGTAACAGGCCCGGTGCATCAGTGCTCGTCACATTTGGTGCAGCTGCATGGATGCGAGCGTTGAACTCAGCGAACTCAGATCCGCCAGCCAAGAACTTGATCATGTACTCGGCAGCGGTGGGAAGCTTGAACTCGCGCTTCGCTGCTGCGTACTGGATGGGTGCAGTGGGTACTGCTGCTTCTAATGCTTCTGACATTTCATCCTCCTCGGATGTTGGGGTTGGGGTTGGTATTACTTCTTCTTCGTCGGGTGCTTCCTCTTCGGGTGAAGAGGCAGCGACTGAGTAGACCTGCGCGTCGGCGTATGCCGGT